ACAACTGCCCATAATCGTACCTCAGTTCCAGATGTTGTGCTAGCTGTCCAACGTTTAAATTGGTACACAGTATTATTGTACCCCTTAGATAAATATTCTTCCATCTTTGCTTTACCAAGAGTACGTTTATCTTCATCCTCAAAGTGCAGCTCCCACAATGGTTGCTCAAACAATTCAGATTTAGGATTTATTCCACCTTGATCCAATTGCACAATATTAATAATATTTTTAGACATTTAATAATTCCTTTTGCTTTGTATATTTCCAAAGTCTTTCAATTGGATATAAATTGTCTTGATGGACAGCCATACCATTTCCATTAAAAACTTTAGATTTTTTCTCAAACTCTTTTCTTGGAATAAAACCGACTACGTTAAAAGTATTTTCATCTTTTGTTGCAGTAACAAGAATTCCTACATCAGCTTTAAATGACTGAATACTTTTAAATAACAATACACCACTTGGATAAAATGTTGTTTTTACATCAACTGATAAATCATTGATCCATAAATCATAACCATCATCTATTCCTGCTACTCCAGGATTAAATGGTAAGTTAAATATTTTTGATACAACATATTCTCCCTTGTAACCAAGTCTATCAACATCATCATCAGTTCTGTTGTTATCTCTACGTTGATTAACAACACCTGCTGCTCTAGATAATTGCCAACGCAAACTTGCAAACTGATTAATTTCTGACATTTCTTTTTTTGATAATTTAACCATCATGGTTGCAGTCCACCTAATTTCATTTCTGCTCTGGCTGTCGCATTGGCATCTGCCATAAGTTCTATTTTAGTTGTGATACGATCTAATTGTGCAAACATTTCATCCATAAGTTTTTCAGCTTGTTCTAACTTGCTGTTTATTTGTGTTACTTCTGGATCTATTCTTGCTTTAGCTTTTGCATCTTCAACACTATGTTTTTCATTCGATAAAAAACGATAATGTAAATACCTTGCTTTTTCTTTTTCATCTTTAATTCTAGTAAGCTGATTAAAGATTCTTTTAGCTTCTCTGTAACTAATAATTGCTTTCATTTTTGTTTCAGCAATTGCATGAGGATCATATTTATTAAAACTATTATCCATCCACTTCACTTTCCAATTTGTCGGCAATGTTTCGCAAATTAATTATCCTGGCTTTTGTATTAAACTCTTTATTTTTGTGGCATTTGTTATGGCAGCTACGACAAAGACAAATCAAATTTTCTATATAGTCTTTACATTTACTTCCACCGGATTGCTTGGCTGATAAATGATGAATGTCTGTTCCTTCCCAACTATTACAAACAGCACATTGAAAAGTTTGTGCTATTGTTAATTCTGGCAACCAGAAATCATCAAATATTTTTATATGCTTTTTCATTTATATAATTTGTCTCCAATTCCCCAAATCATAAAAGCAATAAAAACTAATATAACTAATTGTAAAACTTCTAAAATTATCTCAATCATTTTTTATATTTATCTAAGAGTGTTGTTATTTCTGTTGTTGGTTTACGCAAATAATAACAAACCATTTGTCGATCTTTGTTCATTACATCTGCTATTTTACTTGTGTCTGCATTTTTCAATGTAACTGCTATCCTAACAAACTCCATTCTAGCTTTAACTAAGCCTGCATCTTTTCTTCTGCTTGTAAATTCATCAGTTGAAATATTATGGCGTTCACATATCTCAGCACGAAGCTCTTTTAACGTACTGTTCTTTGTAATTTTAATAGGCTGAGACTTTTTAAAGATTGGATTATCAGCAATCTTTTTTAAAGTCTCAACCTGTTCGAGGGTAAAATAGTCTAATATGTTATGCATTAAAAAGGTATATCTTCTTGTGGTACGTTGTTTCCTTGTGTTTCTGCATTAGCTTTAGGTTTAAAATTATTTTCAGCACAATACCACTTGCCTTGTTTAGAAACTAAAACATCAATGTTAATCCATTCTTCATCTTTATTTTCTAATTTCTTTTTATACCAATTAGTAAATTGATCTTTCTTTATTGATAGCTGACATTTAACAAAATCAACTTTTCCTTCCTTTGGATATAATCCTTCAACTAATTTTTTTTCTTCGCTCATATATCTCCTAGTTTCTTTTTCTTCTGGCTAGTATTTGGTTGCTCTAAAGCATCTAAATCATCTTGTTCTCCGGTACTTAATTGAAACAGAGAACGCATAAATTGTTTTAACGCATAAGATTGGGCAGTACCCATTGCTGTTCCATTACCAAATGGTACGACAATATGTTTAGTTGTTGGAAAGTCCCAAGTATCTCCGTCTTTGTGTACTAAGATATATTGATAAACAACTGTTAGGTTTTTTCCAGATGGACTTATCTCACTTGATTGTTCATGTGGTACAATAATTAATCCTGCGTCAGCACAAACAGGATGTACTTGTTTTAAAAAACCATCAATGCTCGTGTATTTATATTTTTGAAATTTATTTTCAGCATCATGTTCTAATGGCTTTTGTAATTTAAGCATTATTTCATTAACTGCTGTGGCTATACTTTTAGGCATAGGATTTATTGCTTGTTCCATAATATTTCCCATTCTAATTTGTGCTTTTTTTACTTCTTCATCTGATACTTCATAATTTGACATTATTTTTTCCCTTTCAATATTTTGTTAAGGTCTTTATCTAAATCGAATGCTTTTCTAAGAAGTGTAAATTGCTTAAGACCAACAGCAAGATCATCTTTAAAAAATTTCTTTATTTCAGTTTCATCATCATCTTTTGGAAATCTAACAATGACTGCTCTATCTATTTCTATGCCATCATTTTCTTTAATTAGTGCTGCATAGCAAGATAATTGAATTAGCATATCGGAATAAACTGCTTTAGAAGTTTTAAAATCGACTAAGATATACTTGCCATCCTTCTTTACTAAAAGATCTGGACAGCCACCAACATTTAATTTTTTGCTAGTAAATTTTTTCTCAGTCCAAATAACTTCACAATCTAAACTATCCCACCATTCTATAAATTGTTCAAAGCAATGAATGGCAATAGGATCATCTGGTAATTCATATTCTTTTTTTAATATATAAAGTTCAGCTAAATCATGTAAGGCAGTTCCGGTATTTCCTGCTTTTTTTAATTCATCAAAATAATTTAATCCTTGTAAACCTAATTGGTTAGACCAAATAATTAATCCGGTAGCATTTTTAAATCTTCCTATTACTTGTGTTGTAGTAGGTAGTTTTTTTCCTTTTAATTCGTATTTACCTGTTGGCATTTATTTCTATTAAATGTTCATCAGCTTCCCAACTGACTTTTATAAATTTTTTATTGTTCTCGTAGATAATGCAAGGTGCAGATTTATTTAAAACGAAAGGAGGAAAATAGAAATCCACACCAAGCATTTTTTTTATAAAATTAAACAGGGAGAGGGATCTCCATGATAATTCCATAAAAACAGTACAGCATGATAATTGCCCATAATGACACGAAAGCAATCCCATACCAAAATTGTTTACCCCTTAACATTTGTCCTCAACAGACATCATGTGAACTGTAAGCAATTTAGATTGTAACCTCGTATAAGTATGAGGTTGAACTTTTTTCAAAACAGTTGTCGGTTTCCTTAACAACAGTTTATAAATAATTTTGAAAGGTTTAAACATACAACAACCTTTTCTCTGGTTTAATGGTGGCACTTGCTCAACCAAATGCCACCTAGCCAGTTATTATTCATCACATAAGGAGCAACTTATGTAATAATAGGTTATTTAATGAAAGTTTTGGAAAGTGTCAACAAAAGTTTACAATGTAAACTAAATTATTATATATCTGTAATTTCAAAGTCAGCAGAACGAAAATTCATTGATATTGTTGGATATATCTTCTTATAATTACGATCGATTGTTTTACCTGTTACATGATTAAGTGTTTTAACACATTGTTTTTTTAAATTATTTTCAATTATAAATTCGTGATAAGCAAAATCATCTTGAGCTATTATAACTGCAAAACCCAATTTAAAATCTAAAGTATTAATTGTGCTAAAAAATTTTAAGTGCATATATTGATTACCTAATAAACAACTTAAAATACATTTTACATTTGGTTTTTGCTCTGCATGACCAAACATTAATACAGCTTTTGGTTTTTGTTCTATTAAATTAACTGTAGATAAATGTGGGAAATCTGCTGTTTCCTCCCATAGTAGAGGGTATTTTGGAACAGAATTACCACAAAGTAAACCAAGAGTAACATTGTGATCTATTTTTTGTAACACTTGATGATACCATTTTAATTCATGTACTTTAATAGCTTCTCCGTTTAAATGATTAGCAACTGTTGTGTGTGAAATAGCAAAACCTTCTTTTGCTAATAACCTTGATAACTCTCTACCACCAACATTCAAATCATAACAAACTTGTCCAAGATCAGTTTTCTTTTTAAATATTTTTTGCTTTACCATCAGATTATTCATAAATGATACCTACTTTGTAATTTAATGCAATAATAAACATTAATTGGTAATTAGTTGAAATTATTTACAATGTCAATTTAATTAAACAAATTAACTTTACAAATCAAATTGTCAGCATTAATTGACAGTTCTATGATTGTTTCTTGTAGTTTATGCAATAAATCTGTTACCATTTTAGATAATCTTACTGTTCCACAGTTAAAAACACAGCAATACATACAAAATTATTTTAAATTACATAATAAATCTCCTTCTTATAGAAATATACAAGCAGGACTTGGTTATAAAACTCCAAGTGCAGCATATATCTTGGTAGATGCTTTAGTTCAAAAGCAATATCTAGCAAAAGCTAATTACAAGAAACGATCATTAATTGTTTTAAAGGAAGTGCCTTGTGCTTAAACATTTAGATCTATCTAGCAATAGAGGAAAGCTATGAGTGAAGAGATAAAATTTCCTTACATTGATTTTTACTATGCAGACTGGAGATCTGGTTGTGCAGGAATGACTGCTCAGCAAGAGGGATTATATGCTAGGTTGTTCTGTCATTTAGGACTAGCAAATGGAAAAGGTTTGCCAAATGATTTTAATTTTATCTTTAGAATGGTGTGTGATCCAACAGATGATTTGGAAACAATGGAACAACAAAAGAAGGATTTAATGTGGGTTATAACGCACAAACTTGCATTGGTTGATGGTCGTTACCACCAATTAGTACAGAAAAAAAGGCGTGAAGATAAGATAGATATTGCTCGTATTCGGCAAGAAACAGGGAAAAAAGGTGGTCTAGCAAAAGCCAAGCAAATGTCTAGCAAAGACTCTGTATCTGTATCTATATATAATAATATATGGGAGCAGTTAGCAGTTAAGCGTGGATCGAAAAGTGAAGGCTTAAAATTTTGGTTACGAAAAGCAAAAGACGTAAAACCAGACACATTAATTGAAAAGTATAATGCTTTATGTAGGCAAGCTGATGATCCTAAGTTTATTCCACATTTTGCTACATGGTTAAACCATGAGAGGTGGGAAGAAGAATTACCAGTAAAAAAAGAAACAGATAGTTTTGGAGTACCGCCAAAGAAAACACATAAGGATTATGTTGGTTTTGTAAAAAAAGGAATTCGCAGCACATCAATATCTGATGACATGGTACGTCAAATGCGAACAGAAAATTTAATAACAGAGGAAGAGTTTAAACGTTGGTAAAAAGAAAAAAGAAAATTAAAGCACCATCTGACTTTGGAGTACAAGAATTAATTAAAACGGAGGATGGATTAGTTAGAAAAGTTGATGGCTCTAAACTTCGTATTGTTTTTGCTTTAGATGGTAGACGATTAGAACATGAACATAAATCAGTATTGGAAAACTATTATGCTAGGAATTTACTTGATATAACTAACTCAGAGAACAACAGTAGAAGATATTGGGCAGGATATAAGTTTGACCAAATATCAGAGAATGCAGGAATACGACAAAGAGTAACTGCAAGTTTAAAAGAAAACTTAGGACAAGGCAGCAAAGAGCATTCTGTTGTGTCAAACATTGATAGCTATTCAGAGTTTCATTTTATTATTAAAGAAGTTGGTAAGCATTGGCACATATTGTGGCAAGTAATCGTAGAGAATAAACCTGCTAGAAAACAAATGGATAAATTAAGAGAAGCATTAGATAGATTGGTTGAATACTTTAAAATGTAGTTCTGTATTTGTATCTATTAACAAATGGTTAGTAAATCATTAGAAACATACATAATCACATAAATTACGACAACAATTATAGTCATCTGCAAGGTGGCTTTTTTTTATATGAACGAACAGCGACTTTGGATTGCTTGTTTAGTTCAAGGATTAACTGATGCTTGTAATAAATTTCTCTGGCAAAATAGACTAAACAGTAAGTATTACCAAGAAGCTCTTGATTGGGTTGGTGGTAAAGACTTCAAGTTAGTATGTTCCTTCGCAGGATTAGAGCCAGAGGATGTTATTCAAGCATACAACAATATTAGTAAGCATAAGCATTATTTGACTGTGGAGGACATAAGGTATTTATTAAATGAAACTTTTAGCAGACGATCTGTTTTGTAGTGTGTTCATGGTTAAAAATCCGGAAACTGAACAATCAGAAATAATTATTAGATACTACAACTTTGCATCGGAGCAAGAAGCTATGGACTTTGCACAAACAATGAAGTCAGAGTCTACTGATGGCGATATCATTCATCCAAAGAACGAAATAACAATACACTAATGACAGTACCAGTAAAACAAACCAAAGTAGGTAGACCAAGTAAATACAGTAAGACATTGGTTAAGGAAGTATTAATACTCCTGGAACAAGGCATGGGAATAAAGAATGCCACGAAACAATGCGGTATTAGTTATAATGTTTGGAGACAATGGATGGACAAGAATGATAAGCTCAGAGATGCTTACTACAAAAGTAAAGAAGCAGGAATTGAAATGCTCATTAGTAGTCTAGATGA